ATGCTGCATCCTCTTGAATAGCTGAAGTGCAGACGTACTTAACATCTACTCCATCTTTTTCAGAGTATAGCTTGCACACACGCTTTGGGTCAAGCATTGGTGAGTGTTTGATGTTCATCCTTGTTCTCCATTAAAGTTTGGTCTGTTTTTGATATGTACCATTATATCACAACTGGGCTGACTTGTACATACATTTATGCAAAAAAATCTTCGAGATTTACAACTGGTTCAGAAGTCCAGCCGATTGCCTCAAGAATCGGGTTAATCGCATCGAGGAACGTTTTGTCAAACATCAGGTTGTAATCGATGTATTTGTGCAGCTGGAACTCGGGAGGTAGGTAATCAGGGAAAGTGATTACATTCTCACGAATAGGGTTTGGCTTTTTGAGGTAGCAAAACTTTACCTTGTCACCATTCTGGATCTTCTCGTACTCTTTGAGACCTTTAGTAAGGATGACGTTATTGTATAGTAAAGCACCGCGGACGTGTATCGGAGTACCTTTCTTGTAAATGGCAGCACGATCTTTCCACTTGATTACATCAGATACACCACGAGGAAAAGAAACTTTCTCGGGAGGAAGAGATGTAAAGTGATCACGGAACTGTTGGATCGCACGTTGAGTATTTGTCTCAGAACCGGTCATGATAACCTTAAACAAAGCTTTCATCGCATCACGGCAAACCTCGGGAGTAGAAGACTTAACTGCTTCGATACCCATGATCTTGAGTTTAGGCTCTTTGTACTCAACACCTTCTGAATTGTGGACATTCAAGATATAACGTTTCTTGGCAGTCCATACACCTTTATCAGCAATAACTTCTCGTTCCATTACCATCTTTTGCTGGTAAGAATTGAGCTGTTCAGCCATACCATCATATGACTTAGCAATAAGAGGCTCAAACTTATCAGACACGATCCTATCAATTAGATCCACGATCTCTTTGACTGGCCGATCTTGCATGCCAAGCTTCTTAACAAGAGGACCAAAGTTTACATAGTTTGAATCGGTATCGATTGCAATTACATAGTCTTTGTTCTTTGTCTCACAGATCTTGTTCATAAAATCATTGAATGTCTTTTCAGCCCAACGGATAGCAAGCTGGCCAGTAAGTGTAATGCCTTCGGCCATACGCAGATCGAAGTGACGGAACCAACGGTTACCCATTGCACCATAGAGTGAGTTCATCAAAATCTTGGCAGCCATTTGCTGGTTGTCAAGGGTTGACACTTGCTTCTCGAGCTGATATACACGTTGCTTATCAGTTTTATCTACGTTAACTAGTTCCTGCTGTGCGCCAAGCATTGCCTTCTTGGTTGTCTTACGCTCGGCATAGATTGTCTCAATGATCGCAGGAATAATACCTTGACGATCTTTGCGATACAGTGTACCGTTAGCAGCCATGGCAAGATTATCTGGATCAGGATTTAATCCGTTACGTTGGGTAAGACACAAATCAACATCCACANTAGGGACGATCTCGTCGCAAATAGTNTCGGGAGACATGTTGCACTGCATAATAATGTGAGGATACAGCGAGTTCAANTCAAAAGAAACAACCCAATCGTGCATGCCAACCTTTGGTGGTTTTACATAACCGCCAGCAAAGGCAGTCTTCATCCGCTCTTCATTAGGCTGAACCACAATACCTTTGTCATGCAGATCACGATAGATGATTGAATCCCAAATAGCAGTAGTACCTAGCGTATCACCGTAGTTAACACCACCACGATAGGCCAGAGTCATTGCAAGGTTAATAAGACCCATCTTGTCATCGAGCTTGTACACAATGCCAACGTCTTTGATGTTATAGTCACCAAACTTTTGAGGATCTTGCTCATATAAGTCTTGCAAGTCTTTGTACTCTTCGTACGAAAGCTTCTTCTCGCCCAGTTCAACGTGGGCAATATGGTCAAGNTTNTAAGACTCTTGNGCAGTATANGTAAACTTCTTGTATAGTTCAAGATAGTCAAGNTCAGTCACNCCAACAATATCGTAGTACTGTTGCTCACGACCGTTGATCTTTACACTACGCTGACTAACACGATTCCATGGGGAAAGTTTGTTGGCATACTCTTCTCCAAGAAGTTTGACGATACGATTAACTACGTAAGGAGTATCGAAGAACTTACAATTCCAGCCAGTAATAATGTCTGGNGTATTTACAGGAGAAGACCACCATCCGAGGAAGGCAGTCAACAGGTTTTGTTCGGTTGCACAATAGAATGCTTCTACCTCGACACCAGTAAGATCTAGTTCTGATTTAGAACGATCCCACTCTTTGAGATACCAGAGGTAGTAAGTATTGTTTTGATTATTGCGGTAAGCAATAGCATTGATGGGGTTGTTTGCATCGGAAGGATCTGAGTAACCGTCTTCGGTTTTCATTACCTCGATATCGTAAAAGCCGACGTTTACCTGGTCAGGATCAAATGCGATCTTGCCGGGAAACTTCTCTTGAACGAATTGTGCAACATAGTTAGTGTTACCATATACCTTAAAGTTAGGCATATCTTTATAGCGATCGACAAAGTCTTTTGCCTCACGCATGTCATCTAATTGTACGCCAGACACCCTTGCGCCGTCAAGCGCAAAGGTTTCTGATTTAGGATTAGGGACAAAGAGAGTGGGTTTGAATTTTACCCGCTCATGGACACGGTGACCATTCTTGTACCCGCGATAGAGTAAAGAGTTGCCGTACCGTGTTACGTTTGTATAGAATTCCAAGTGTTAACCTCCACATGATTGAGTACATTATACATCAGTCTTAAGCGAAAGTACACAGTTAAATAATAATCTTTTTATCTGGTGTGATAACCTTGGAGAACATTTGTTGATACTGTTTCTTGAGTCCATCAACCGGATCAACGACAAACATAACAAAGTTGGACGCAATGGTCATTCCTTTAGGTGCTTCTGAGTAAGCCATAAAAGGAGCTAGTCCGAGAGAGTTTTCTTGAGTGGGGATTAGGATTGCAACGTCTTTCAGAGTGAAATAATCTGGGCCACCAGACAATTCACAGATAAGTTCTTCACCGGTTGCTAGACGTACGATTTTGATTTCAGACATATAAGTCTCCATGATAAAGTTAAAAAGAGGGGCAAACGCCCCTCTCAAGTTTAGTCTTTCTTCGATACGAAAGAATACATTTCTTTCGCCTTTTCCATAAGGTCTTCCATTGAGTACATTTGATAAGCCTGCTGCACTTCTTCGGCTGTTTTCTTACCAGCCTCAAGCATGTTTTCGGCAAATGCCATACTCAAAGCTTGTTGTTGATCCATATATTCTTTTGCAAGCTGGAGCATTTCAGAACGGATTTCAAACGGATTTTTATTAGACATAATAGTCTCCTGTGTGTGTTGTGTGTTTACATGAAATGGGAGGCTAACCGTGGCCTCCCGCGCACTTATTAAGTAGTGACCCTTACTCTTATGCTATAAATCTTCTGCCTTAGTAGTCATCAGATATTTAGCTTCTTCATGATAGCCCATCCGTGAAAGCTCAGCTGCAGCTCTTGCTTTTCCCAATGAAAGGAAAAAGCTATTGAACCCACTAAAGAGTCCACCGACTGGCGCAAATGCATATTTCATTACTGCTTCAGTCATTACACCCATCCTCGCAAATTTTTGTTTGCTTTGACGTGTGCGATGGACGATTTAAATCGAGCAACATCATAGATGTCACCGCGACATAGACCAATGTCTGCTAAGTCATAGTCAGATAGTTTGCTTAAAGCCTTTTCAGTTTCACGAATTGCTTTACGTTCAATCCGATTATTGTAAATGCTTTTTAGCGCTTCAATGATTAGTTCAGCTGCTCTCGTTGAGTAGCTGTGAACTAGTAGTATGTGTTGTGTCATTTTGACCCTCGTTTTTTCCAATTGAAATTTTACGAGGACGCATTTCTTCTGGGACGATCACCTTCAATTCTACTGCAAGGATCCCGTCTACTAGATCTGCTCCGTGCACTTGTACGTGCTCAGACAGCCTAAAGGTTCGCCTAAATTTCTTTGTCGAAATGCCGCGATGGATAAATTCTCTACCTTTAGAAATATGATTTCCGGTCACTGAAAGAGTTCGATCTTTTACTTCAATTGACAACTCATCTCGAGAGAAGCCTGCCACAGCAAGTTCAATGAGATAATCATTCTCACCAGTCCTAAGGATGTTGTGAGGTGGATAATGATCGTTGGCATGAGTTGCCACTTGATCGAGTTCATTTAAAAGGTGATCGAATCCCACGAAAGATGAACGTGGAAATAGTTGTTTTACGCCTGTCATTGTTTTCTCCTTTTCCAAGCAAGATGTATTAAGGACCCGGTATCCGGCATCCACGATTATTTATAAGGCTTTATGCTTTATAGTTAGGTATTTCCGATATTATATTTGGGACATAATTCCCACTGTTGTTTTTCCTTATGAGGAATAACTTTAATCTGACGAAGAGGGGCTTTATCGGTAGCCTGATCTCCATTCACGATATCCAACAAACCCCAGTCAGAAAGCAATGTTGCAATCGTATTTCGGCGTTGTATATCATTATCCATCAGATTCGACGGTTTCCCATCTAACATGAATAACTCTTTAAAGTGAACAATAAAGTATCTACCTTGCTTGTGCAAGATATGACAAGACTGGTAAAGCTTATTGTCTTTTCGAGACGCCACACCAATTCTGGTAAGTGTTTCTCTAATCTTTAAGAAGTCATCTGGTTCTTTTAACGAGATCTCCAGCATCATCGCGGGAGTCCACGTTACTTCGTTATTTTGTTTTTCCACCTTTATAGACCTTCAATTTCAATTCATCAATTTGATTATTTGTTAATACTTTAAGCACTTGACGTGCCTTCTCATTGCTATAGCCATAGTATTCTTTAATGGCGTCTAACGCTTCTATTGTATCTGGTTTGATCCATTTACTAAANCGCTTTTTGCTTCTGATAGTATTTATAAGAAAATCAAATTGAAGCTTCGAGTCTATATGATGACAACGGTTCATCTCATTAGCAAGAAGAACAGTGTCTGGAAAGTAAGAAAGACCACGGTTAACCATATAGGCACTGTAAGCTTTCTCGGTTAAGTCATCAACCATGATATTCTTTTTGGTTTGGTTGATAGCGTTAAGATAATCAAAAGGGTTCATAATCCAATAAGTCCTAATCCATGGTTTGCGACTGCATTTAAGATAATAAAGACGCCAACA